GGTGCTCGACACCCTGGTCCTCTCGCGCCTCGCGCGGGCCACGCGTGACGGCGGGCATTCGCTTGCCTCGTGGGCCGACCGCTTCGGTAGGGGGTTCGAGAAGGTCGAGAACGAGGACTGGTCCACGTGGACGCCCCACATGCAGCGCCGCTGCCGCGAGGACGTTCGCATCACCATGAAACTGTACAGCCGCTTCCTCCCGCTCCATGAGCAACTGGGCGAGGCGAGCGTAGTTGAGCACCGCGTGGCGCACGCTGCTGCCATGATGGTCAAGCGGGGGTTCACCCTCGACACCTCACGTGCCCACGCGGTACTCGACGCCAAGATGATCGAGAACCACGAGCGCCTCGCCGAGATGCAGGAGATGATGCCTGACTGGTGGGTCGCGCAAGGCCCGGTCAAGTCCTTCAGACGTGCGCCCAACAAGAAGCACTGGGGCCACGGCATCATCGCTGGCGGGGACGAGTTCACCCCCGTCGAGCTCGAGAGTTTCACACCCACGGCCCGGCTCCAGATCGCGGCCCGACTACAAACCATGGGCTGGAAGCCTAAGAAGTTCACTGCCACCGGACTGGTGGACACCTCGGCCGACGTGATCCGCACCATCAACCTGCCCGCAGCGCAGTTGATTGCGGACTACCTCGACACCGACAAGCAGATCGGGCAGATCAACAGTCAGCCCAAGAAGGACGGCAGCGGGGGTGGTTGGCTGCACCACCAGCGCGCCGACGAGAGGGTCCATCCCCACTTCAACCCCACCGGGGCGAACACCCATCGTTCGTCTTGCAGTGCTCCCAACCTACAGCAGGTGTCGAGCGCGGAGGAGATGCGAAGGTGCTGGGTACCGAAGAAGGGATGGACCCTCGTCGGAGTGGACGCCAAGGGACTGGAGCTACGGTGTCTCGCTCACTACCTCGCGAAGTGGGACGACGGCGAGTACGCCCAGCTCCTACTGGAGGGGGATGTCCACACCCACGTCCAGAACCTCATGGGCATGCGGTCCCGTAATAAGACCAAGAAGTTTGAGTACGCGTGGCTCTACGGTGCTGGCGATCCCAAGCTGGGATCGATCCTACGCGAAGACAGCGGTGAGAGTGGTGGTGGGTCCAACACCAAGTTGGGCAAGGCGGCGCGGTCTAAGTTCGAGGGGTCCATCAAGGGCCTGTCGCGCCTGACCGCTACCGTCAAGTCCAAGGCTTCCTCCGGGAAGCTGCGGGGCATCGACGGGCGGACGCTTTGGGTTCGCTCGCCGCACTCCGCGCTCAACCTGTTGCTCCAGTCGTGCGGCGCCATCATCATCAAGACGGCGTGGGCATTCATGGAGGAGGAGATGCTCAAGGACGACCTGGTCCACGGCGTTCACTACGCGACCGTGATCCAGGTCCACGACGAGTGGCAGATCGAGGCTCGCCCCGAGATCGCCCAAAAAGTAGGAGAGGCCGTCCGCCGCGCCATCAAGCGCGCCGAGGTTGCCCTCGACATCCGCTGCCCCCTCGACGGCAGCATTCACGTTGGCCCATCCTGGGCGGACACTCACTGAAGGATTGATCATGAATAAGTTCCTAAGAAATCTTCCCGAGTGGAAGCGCGATCTGCTCTCCGTCATCTTCGCGGTTGCGTTCGCTCTCTCACTCATCCTGGGTGTCAAGATCACCCGCGCGGCCGAGATCGTCATGGATATGCAGGGCCAGACCCACGTGATCGCGCCCGAGCGCGGTAAGGATTGTGTCGCCAGCCTGGGGCGCCCCGCCCCGCAGGACTTCACCATAGCGGCGATCATCCACCGCCTGTTCGACGGTGAGGATACCATCGAGCAGCACATCGAGGCGCTCGCGGGCAAGGGCATCAACGTGGACGAGGCTGCCCTGCGCGCATGGCTTCTCCAGTCCTGCAACATCACCGACGGCAAGACCGTCATCCCGGGCCGAGACGCCTAATGGCCGCGCTCATCGACGCTGACATCATCAGCTATATCGCGGCGATGGTGGCGCAGGAGTCAACCGATTGGGGCGACGGTGATCCGGTGATGGTCACCGCCAGCCTTCCCAAGGCCAAGCAAGTGGCCGACGAAACTCTCACCGCGTGGTTTCAGCCGACCGGCGAGGACGACCTCCTACTGTGCTGGACCGACCGGAAGGCCAAGACGTTCCGGTACGGTGTACACCCGCACTACAAGGCCCAGCGCACCGGGGCCAAGCCGGTGTTGCTCGAGGAGGTCGGGGCGTACATGCAGGACAAGTACCCCTCCGCCACCTACGACGGGCTGGAGGGGGACGACGTCATCGGGCTGCTGATGACCGACCCCGACCGTGGGTACGACGTGATGGTCAGCACCGATAAGGACCTCAAGACCATCCCCGGCAGGCTGTACGTGCCGGGCAAGTCCAAGCGCCCCGGCATGGTGCGCGAGGACCGAGCCGACTGGTGGTGGATGATGCAGACCATCATGGGCGACCCGTCGGACAACTTCAAAGGCGCCCCCGGTGCTGGTGAGAAGGCGGCGGAGAAGGCCCTCGACCACCTCCAAGGTGGACACATCCGCGACATGTGGGATGCCGTCGAGGAAGTGTTCCACACCCAACACGCCAAGGATCGCTGGCGTGAGAAGTTCGTGCATGACAACGCCCACGACGAGGCGGTAATGAACGCCCGCTGTGCCCGCATCCTGCGGCACGGCGATTACAACTACTCAGATGGAAAGGTTAACTTATGGACGCCATAAGGAAGCAGATCGGCGGAAGCCACTACCAGGCCCGCAAGATCCAGCCGGTCGAGTACATCATGGCCAATCGGCTAGGCTTCGCCGAGGGCAACGTGATCAAGTACGTGTCCCGGTGGGAAGAGAAGGGTGGCGTGGAAGATCTCCGCAAGGCCGCCCACTACCTGGAGTTCCTGATCGAGTTCGCCGAGAACGACGGCGCCGTGCTCGATGGCGACGGCAAGTACGCCGCACCCCCGGCCCCGCCGGAGCCTGGGTTCACCAGCACGCCTAAGGTGGCCTCGACGGCCCGCCTTGAGATCCGGCCCTTCCCCGGCCCGAGCCCCCGGATCGAGCCCGAGGCCCCGGCGTGGACCGGACCCAAGGGTTGGCCCCCGACACCTCGCGACGACTTCTCATACGAGCCCGGCAGCGGGCGCGACGACTGACGACCAGCCCCTGATCCCCCCCGGGATTGGGGGCTTTTTTTACTAGGGGGGGCCTAATGGCCCTACGTGCAAGAGGACCCCCGAGGAGAACAAAATGACCACGACCGAGCCGAAACCAGAGATCGCACCGCGCGAGAACGACGACGCGATGCCGCGATACAGCTTCGACCTTGTGACGTGGCTGGACGGTAATGTTGCCGACCCCGAGATGCCGTCATCGGCGCTGGGGTTCAGGCACTTTGACGAGGCAGCGGCGCGCCAAGCAGCCTTCACGGCCGGCGCACGGTCCCTCGTCAAACAGCTTATCGCGTGGCGGGACGAGGAGTTCGAGGAGAGTACGGATGAAGACGTCGATATATCAGACGGGTCCCCTGGGGGGTTCGAGAGAATACTACGAGCGGATGGCGACCTTCCTCGTCACTCATCATCCATTCACGTGGACGGCTGACCACCTCTCGTACTGCTGGGTCTACGAGATCCGCCCCGAGGGCCGCGACCAGATCGCCGCGTACTTCTGGCTGAGCTACGCCCAAGCCGAGCCCGAGCAGATCCTCGAGTTCCATGCCTGCATCCTGCCCGAGTACCGGCGGAAGTTGTGGACGCGAAACATGATCTATGGGATCGCGGACAGCATCGTGGACGAGACAGGCTGCATGAGATATATGGCGCAGTGCCACACCCCCACCCTAAAGAAGCTTTGGCGCTTCATGGGCTGGAAGGTGGGCCACATCTTCGCCACGTACACCGTACCTGAGAAGGAGCCCGAGGATGGGCGGATTATTTAAGGCGGGGGGCGCGCACTCTAAGCTCGCAGATCCCCTCAAGCTGATGCCTGACGACGGCCCGCTCGCCGCGCTGCACCCCGGCATCAAACACAAGAAGAAGGTTGAGACCCCACAGGCCGCAGCCGCACCAAAGGGCTCAGCGCCCAACGCGGCCCGCGTGGCCCTTCGCCGCCAGCCCTCGATTGGTGGCCCAGCAACAGCAAGTCCAGGCGGTGACCCCGCGCTGGGCCGATAGGAGAAGTCCCATGGGATTTGGAGGTTCTGCACCCCCACCGCCCCCGCCGCCCCCGGCCCCGCCGCCGGATCGTAGCCGCGTGGACCCCGACCGACACGGTGGTGTCGCCGAGACACGCAAGCGCCGCATCAGTCTTCGCCAGCGCACCGGCAGGAAGTCCGGCCTTCGGGTCGATCTTGCCAAGGGCAGTGGCCAGGGCGTCAGCACGGCGTCCTAGATATGGGTGCCTCAGTAGCCATCATGGCGGTCGCCATGGCCGCATCGATGGCCATGAGCGCCAAGCAAGCAGCGAACACCCGCAAGCAGCAGGAAGCTCAGAACGCGCAGATCAAGGCCCAACAGGACGCAGCCGAGAAGCTGCGCATCGAGGGCCAAGCACTTCCCGAGGCCGAGGGCATGGCCGTCGAGGAAGGCCGCAAGCGCCGCCTGACCCTGAACAAGGACCAGGACCAGCGCCGCAACAGCGCTGTCAGCTTGCACTCAGACACAGGAGAACGGAACCCGTTGGTTCTGACCTCAGCGGGAGACGAATAGAATGAGCGCACAGGCACGATACCAGATGGGTTCCACCGACCGGAGTCAGTACCTGCAACGTGCCCGGCATAACGCGCTACTCACCCTCCCGTCGCTCATGCCCCTCGACGGACGTGCGAACGAAGCCCACCTCATCGAGCCCTACCAGGGCCTTGGTGCGATGGGCATCACACATCTGTCGAGCCGCATGGCTATTGGCCTGCTCCCCGCCGGCCGTCCCTACATGCGCTTCGACCTGCCTCCGTCAGTGATGATGCAGATGGAAGGCGAAGTCCCCACCGACGTGACCATCAAGCTCTCCAAGGGCGAGGCCATGGTCCAGTCCGAGGTCGAGGCCAAGGGCTGGCGCGAAGCCACGCTCATGTCCCTCCAGCAGTTGCTGGTCGCGGGCAACGTGGTCGAGTACATGACCCCCGACAACCAGATCAAGCAGTACCGGCTCGACCAGTACGTCGTCCAGTTCGACATGATGGGCAACCTCCGGGAGCTTATCATCGAGGAGAAGTTCCTCGCGTCCCAGGCCCCGCTTGGCCTGAAGATGCCCGACGGTATGGCCGAGGGCAACGACGACGAGGAACTCTGCCTCTACACGGTGGTCGTGCGTCTACCCAACGGCGAATACAGCCGGCACCAGGAGTGGGCCAACGGAACGCAGATCGGCGCGACCGACATCTTCTCAGCCGAGAATCTGCCCTACATTCCCCTGGGATGGACGAAACAGCCCGGCGAGAACTACGCCCGGGCCAAGGTGTCCGAGCACGTCGCTGACCTCCGAAGCCTCGACGCTCTGGAGAAGGCTGGGCTCGAGATGGCCGCGATGGCCTCTCGCAACTTCATCATGGTCCGCCCCGGCGCCACGTCTGCAAGCGTGAAGCGCCGCCTCGTCACCGCCATCAATGGCGACGTTGTCGTGGGGGACCCTGAAGGCGTTGAGCTCAAGTCATTCGATAACGCTCGCGGCGCCCAAATCGTGGACGCCAAAGTGCACGCCCTGAACGAACGCCTCGCGCGCGCCTTCCTCCTCATGTCCGGTGGCCAACGTAACGCCGAGCGCGTCACGGCCACAGAGATCGAGCGGGATGTCGCGGAGCTCGAAGCCGCACTAGGTGGCGTCTTCTCCAGCCTCGCCAACACGATGATGAAGCGGCGCACCGAGTTGCTCATCAAGCGGATGATCGTGGCCGAGAAGCTTCCCGACTTCGACGGCATGGTGAACCCGACGATCCTCACCGGGCTCGAGGCCCTCTCGCGCGAGCGGGATGTTGCCCGTGCTCTACAGGCTGCACAGATCGTGCAGGCCTTCGGTGAGGCAGCACAAGATGTTCCCAAGCTCCCCCGCATCCTGGGGCGAGCCTTCGTGGGACTAGGGTTTGCCGACTCCGTCAACACCGAGGAAGAGGTTCAGCAGATCCAAGCCACGCGCGCCGAGCAAGCGCAACAGCAGATGATGATCGAGAAGCTGGGTCCCGAGGCCGTCAAGCAAGTGGGCGCAGCAGGTCAAGCGCAAGGAGGACAAGAGGAATGACGTGGGCCAAGGGAGCCTTCAATGAGAACCGCCCCTGGGGCAAGAAGGGTATTCCCATCCAGGGCGACAACATTGAAGTCTCACGCGACAGGTGGGAGGCCACACAGGCTTGCCGCCAGAACCGTGCGACACCCGAGCAGCGCATGCTTATAGAGGAGACTGACCAGCAGATCCAAGCCCTGCTGGCGGACATGGAGGACTAGAATGGCCGAAGACATCAAGGCCGTCACTGTTGACGGCAGCAGCGCCGAGCAGGTCGCGTTGACCATCGCCGAGGGACAGGCCGCGAAGCCTGCCGAGGGACCCACCGCCGAGAGCATCGGCGTCACCCCCGCGCAGTTCGACAAGTTCCATAAGGACGGCGTCTACAACTGGGAGGGCCACGCGAAGGAACTCCAGTTCGCCGCCGACCAGAAGCCCACACCGGACCCGGCGCCCGCCGCCGCCGAGCCCAC